GTTGTCCGACGCGATGTTTTTATGACTATGTCTGGCAAACATTAGGGAAGTGATCCAATTCCTTCCGTTCCCAATTGATTCCGTTCCGTTCCTTTGACATTCCAAGGAAGTCATGCGGAAATCCCGACATGAAGCGGCTTTGATTGAAGAATGTTCTAAAGTTCATTCCGTCTCCGTCCGCGCCGTCCGGAATTGGAGGAACCTTGACGATCCCCGGTGGCGGGATTTTCTAAGATCTCGAGCCCAGGACTCCACTTTCTCCTTTGCTCGTCCTGAATCATCCGCAAAACCAATGACGCCAGAGGCCACCGAGGAGGCCGCAGCCGTCCGTCATGCCAGGCTCAGTATTCTATGTGACCAAGCTGAAGCCCGTGGAGACATGAATTCCCTACCTACTCTTTTGAAAGCCTCCATTGAGGCTCACAAACTCTGGACTTTAGTATCCGAGAACAACCTGAAACTCGCCACCGCCTCTGGGAAATTGGTGGAAGTTTCCAAAGTCAGCGAATTCATCCTGGGGAATCTGGCAATGGCAAAGCAACTCATGGAGAATCTCCCAGATATTCTATCATCTCGGATCGATTCTTCCATCGATGTTGCATCGATCACTAGAGAAGAAGTCCATGTGATCCTCAAAGAATTGGCTATCTCGTCCCGATCCACCCCTTGGTCTCATCATGTCACCGGCCCTCAAGACACTTGAGACGGAGTTGGCCTCGATGTGGGAGCCGCGCTACCGCCCGGATCCTCTGACATGGGCTGAGAGGGAGATCACTCTCGACCCTCGCTTCAGTCCGCGCCCTGGGCGATTCAACTGCGATTTCACCCCTTACCTTCGGCAGCTTCATTTGTGGTTCGGAGATTCCTCGGTTCGCCAGATTACCTTTGTGAAGAGCGCCCAAGTCGGAGGGACCACCCTCCTTGCCAATCTGATCCAATGGGCCATCGCCGAGCAGCCGGGCCCGATGCTCTATGTCACCAGCACGGCGGATAATGCCAAGAGTTGGAGCGAACGGGAGCTTCTTCCTCGGATCCGTAGTTGTTCGGCTCTCCGTGATCTTCTTCCCGAAGATCCCGACATGATGAAGAAAACCGAAATGGCCTTCCGATCCTGCACGTTATCGCTCAAAGGATCCAATTCAGCCAACCAGCTTGCCTCCCGTCCGATACGCTACCTTTTTGCAGACGAAGTCAGCAAGTGGCCTGATTCCTCCGACACCGAAGCTCCCTCGCTCGATCTTGCCATTGCCCGAACCAATTTTTACCGGACAATTTGCAAGCGCGTCCTGGTATCGACTCCCACCGTCCCAACCTCGGCCATCTGGACCAACTTCCTTGCCGGCTCCCAGCATCGATTCCACGTCCGTTGTCCCGACTGCAAGTTCAGTCAGCATTTGCAATTCGAGCAAGTCAAGTGGTCGCTCGATCTTCGTAGTGAGGACGGGGTCTGGGATCTGGACGGAGTGGCTTCTTCGTCCACCTATCAGTGCGAAGAGTGCGGGGGATTATGGCCTCAAGAGCTTCAACGCGAGCTCGTGGGTAAAGGGGAATGGGTCGCGGCCAATCCCTCCGCCCCCAAAGACCATATCTCCTGCCATATCAACTGCCTCTATTCCCCCCAAATGACATGGGGAGAGACCGCCAAGTTATTTCTTCAGAAGAATGGAAGCCCCGGCGGTCTGCATGATTTCCGCAACACCTACGAAGGCATGCCCTTTGAGGCCAGATCCACCACCCTGAAAGATGAGAGCATCCTCGAGCTGCGCGGTGGATACCGTCAACGTGAGATCCCCGCCGAGGCCGTGGTCAACGGGGAGGCTCCGATCCTGACACTTTGCGCAGATCCGGGAGGGAAGCGGACGCATTGGTCCGTGGAAGCCAGGACCCTCTCTGGAGAGAGTTGGGTTATCGATTGGGGAGAGGTCAGCGAGATCGAAGAGCTAATTTCCGAATCCTTTATCTCCGCCCGTTCTTACCTCCTTCCGGACGGTGAAACCATTGTCCGTCCCTCGGCAGGATTGATCGATTCAGGATTCATGACCGAGACCACCTATTCGGTTTGCAGCCGATCGAATTCTCTATTTTATCCGAGCAAAGGAGCCGAGAGCACGTTCAAGCCCTTTCATGCATCCCCGATCCCTGGCATGGGACTCATCCTTTACAGCTACTCGGATTACATCTGGAAGACGCATCTCTATCTTGACCGGATCCAGAAAAAGCTCCCTCCCCTCCTCCATTTCCCGACCGACGCCTCGAGGGACTTTCTGGCCGGACACTCCGGTCAGATCTTGTTGGAGAATAAGAACAGCCGATCGACGCCCTATGCCTGGAAGAAAGTGGAGAGCGACCACTTCGGAGATTGTACCAAGCTCCACTGCGTGGCATGGGCGGTCCTCCGTGAGAAGATCTGATCTTCCTTTGACAGGCGGACGCCTTCATGGCGACGTCCCCGAACATTGCAGGCATCAAAGCGTATCTCCGGTTCAAGCCACTGGCCTACCTCCAGCGGCTCAGTGAGACGATTGCGGCCTCGGTCACTGAAGAGGTCACGATCACCGGGACATCTGCGGATGGAGGATCAGCCTCGGGAGAGATAGCCTTCCCCCGCCTTGATTACCTGACCGTCGTGATGGACGTCCGCCGAGAAAAAGGGGACTTCCCCTACAATGCCGACGGCAGCGTCACCTCCCGCCAGCTTGGCACCCGTCCCGATTATTCGAGGACATGGGCGGTCACTTAAGCGGTCACTTAAGCGGTCACCTAAGCGGTCACTTCATTGGCCAGGTTTGACAGGTCTCGGCTGTCATGGCCGAAATCAAACAATCAAAGCGAGGCGGACGCCGCGAAGGAGCAGGACGCCCCAAAAAGAATTCCCAGAATTCAAAGACAGACTTCGCCGCCTACGAGGCCTCCTATCGGTTCAACCCCCAGCGCATGTGGGTCTACTCCCCCACGCTGGACGCGCAGAAGGAGCTCACCGCTGGATCCCGGCAAGAGCTCATCAAGAAAGCCCAATGGCTTTTCAACAACTCGGGACTGGCCGGAGGAGCCGTTGAGAAGATTGCCCGACTTGTCGGACCCCTCATCCCTCAGGCTCGGACATCGGATGAAACTTGGAACCGCGCTGCCGAACAAGCCTTTCAAGATTCCTGCACGAACGCCGCCTGGGGAGTCGATGTCGCCGGTGGGGTCAACTTTTACCAAGCCCAGTCCCTCTTAGTCCGCCAGATGGCAATCGCCGGGGATGTTTTCTGGCATCGCATGACCAGCAAGTCTGGGCGTGGCATGTTCCGCCTGATCCCCGGTGAGAATGTCGGATCGGTCATCGGAGATGAGAAGGATGGCTGGCGCGACGGCGTCATGGTGGACAAGAAGGGACGCCCGATCAAATACCGCGTTCTCGCCTCGCCCGCCTCCAGTGATTACACCGACGTCTCGGCGGACGACATGACTCAGGTCCGCCGTGCCTACCGGCTCGGATATACCCGCGCCCCATCTTGGTTGGCCCGTGCCGCCAATACCCTTCAAGACATTGCCGAGTATCTGGCTTTTGAAAAACAGAGCGCCAAGCTCGGAGCCTCGATGGCGATGGTCATCACCTCCCCCGAGGCGGGATCGATCGGCCTCGGCTCTTCGCTGATCAAGGGAGCCTCCAGCAGCTCCTCGCAGCCGATGACCGTGGACGCCATGACCAATGGATCCATCATCCCGCAGCTCAAGCCGGGGGAGAAAGTGGAGAGCCTCATCAACTCCCACCCAGCGGCCAACATCAAGCCCTTCCTCGATACGCTCAAAGAGGAGATTGCGGTCGGCCTTGGACTCTCGGCTCAGTTCCTCTTCGACTCCACCGACGCCGGGGGTGCCAATCAGCGTTGGATTTTGGAAGAGGCCTCCATCCTGATCAAAGAAATTCAGGACATCATCATTCAGAGCTTTGCGGCCCCCTTCTGGAGGTTTTGGATCTGGAACGAGATCGAGAATGGTCGCCTTCCGATGCCAGGGGACGGATCGGACTGGTGGAGGTGCGATTTTACCCCTCCCGCCGATCTGAGTGTCGATTTCGGACGGGATGGACGCCTCATGAGCGACCTCTTCCTGCGTGGGCAAATCTCTCCGCAGCGCTATTACGCCTTGCAGGGACTCGATGCCGACAAGCAGGACGAGGACATCATCCGCTTTGCCGCCCGTCGCAAGAAACTGATCGCCGAGATCTCCAAGGAAGAGGGGGTCGAGTTGACCGTAGCCGATGTTTTTCCACCGGCTCCCGGTGCGCCGCCGATTCCTCCCTCGGTTTCCAGCGGAACCGGTCAAGGGCAATAAGGGCAATAAGGGAAACAAGGGCGTGATTTGACATGGCAGGGAAAAGCAATGTCCAAGCTCACCCTATTTGCTGTAGCCGCCGATTCGCGCATTGATGCCGAAACGGGGGTGCTCCGTGGAGTCTCTTTGATTACGAAGGGATACGCCAAAGGCCACACCTTTCTGGGAGAGCCGATCATTGCGGATGACACGACCCTCGATGAGGTGACCAGCGCCGCGCAGGGATTTGCGGACGGAGTTCCCGTCCTCTTCGATCACGGCAGCGGGATTGCAGATCTGGTCGGTTGCATCAAGGAGATCTACCGCGACGGGGAGAAGGTCCGTGGCGACCTCTACCTGCTTAAGACCCACGAGAGCTACGACACCATCATCGAGATGGCCGAGAGCATGCCCTCCAACTTTGGGCTCTCAATTTCTTTCATGAACGCCCCGGAGCCCGTCATGGGCAACGACCAAGAGCCGGACGACGACGGGGATGAGGAGGGAGACGTCACCGGAGATGCCAACGACATCGTGGCCTATGCCGCCCGCATCGCGGAGCTCTACTCCTGCGATCTCGTCCAGGCACCGGCGCTGAATGCCTCCCTTTTTAACGCTATGTCAGAACCCACCACCCCAGAAGAGGTTCCCGCAGTCGCCCCCGAGGTGGTTGTTGAGGAAGTCGCCCCAGAACAACCCTCGCCCGCGCATTCGGAAGAGCTCCCTGCCGGTGAGAATCCTCTGCTTGTCGGAGAGCCTCCGGTCATCCCTGCCGAAGCCGTGGATCCCAATCGTGTTGAGAACCCTTTGATCCTTCCTGAGGAACTCGCCCGCTTACGGGAGATCGAGACCCATTTTACCAGCAACCGCACCGAGCTGACCGCGATCCGCAGCGAGCTCGCATCGGTCAAGGGCCACCTTGCCGTCAAAGAGGCCCAGTTGGTCGAGCTGAACATGCTCCATCGCTCGGTCAAGACCGTGCTCGGCCTCATGCCATCGGTTGAGGTCCCCGATGTCTCTGATTCGCAGCCCGCTCACACCGTGATCGAGACCTACGAGTCCATGTCCACAGGCCCCGATCGCCTCGCTTTTTTCCAAGCCAACCGCCGAGCCATTGAAACGGCTCTCAGCTCTCGGGTTGGGAAATAAACCCATCAGTCATGCAGTCAACCCCAAAACCCCAAAATTAAACCACTATGGCTAACTCATATTCCAGCTCACTGGTCGTGGATGTCGCAACACAAAGCGCCATCACCGTCCTTCAGGCAAAACTCGCAAGTCTCAACGCCTTCAACACGGATTTCTCATCTGATGTTGTCAGCGGTGCAGGCCTTCGCAAACTCCAGGTCGGAGTTGTCTCCAACGCGGCTTCTGCCGTCACCAACCCCACCTCCTTCGAGAGTCAGGGCGACACGGTGACCAACGCAGCCGTCACCATGAACCACATCTCGGCTCAGTTCGGACTCACCTCCGGCCAACTGAACCAAGGGTTCCGTTTGGAAAAGGTTCTCAAGGCCAACCTTCGAGCCCTTTGCAACGCCATCATGGACGTGGCCCTCACGCCCCTCACCACAGCAAACTACGGATCCGCCGCTTACACGACGGCGATCAGCACAGCCACCGGTGGCACCATCGGCAACAGTTTGATCACCGCCGCGCTTCCTGCTCTTTTCGCTGCCCTGGGCAACGGAACCGAGAGGAATCTGGTGCTGGATCCAACGTATTACAGCTACCTCCTGCCCCAGACCGGCATGAGCCTGGATGCTTCCAAAACCGGAGCTTATGGCTTCGATCGCGTCCTGCTCAACAACCGCTGGACAGCAGTGACCGGTGGTTCGGATACTGCGCTCAACGGCACGACCAAGACGATCCACGGTTTCGTGGCCTCTCCCGAGGCTCTTGCGATGGCCGCTGCGATCCCTTATGTGGATCCCGCCGTTGCTGGACTCCTCCAGCAGAGCGAGATCATCGAGGTGCCGGACCTCGGGATTGCCATCCAGATGAACATCTGGGGCAGTCTCTCCAGCCGCAGCTTGAACGGTTCCTTCGATGTGCTCTTCGGAGCCGCCAAGGCCGACGGCAGCGCGCTGAAGTTCATCACGGCCTAAGTTTTGCTCAGGTAGTCAGTGTGTTCATTGAGAAGGAGGGGACGAAAGTCCCCTCCTTTTTCGTGTCTTGGTCTAAGAGGGTCTCTTTTGACAGGTGGGCTTGTTTGTGAACCCCGCCTCGATCGCTGCATTCCGTGCCAAGTCCGCCGGGGAGATAGCGGACTCCCTTGGGACTCCGATCACAATCGGAGGCCAGACGTTCAATGCATTTGTCTCCACGCCAGCCCCCCAGATGGATCTCGAGATGGGAGGATTCAAGACCAACCGATCCATCCGTATCCGCTGGCCGATTGGTCGCTACATCAAGCCCAGCTTGGGGACTTCCATTCTCTTGGTGAATCAAAACCTAACCTTCCGGGTGGAGACTGCCGAAGTGGGCAACGGATCCCTTGGGGCTGAAGTCTTAGTCACGGCCATCCGAGAGTAATTCTAAAGCGAGTAATTCTAAAACTTTTATGAACCCTCTCCTGGTCGAATCCGCCCTTCAGACCGCATTCACGGCATCGGCTTTCAGCACGATCACGGTCTACACCGGGACGAGTTACCAAGAGCTCACCCCTGAGAATCTAAACCTCATCGTGGCCTGCACCCAGCTCGAGCATGTGGCAGGTGTCGGTGGAGGGGTCAATCTTTACAAAGCCACCGTGGACATTAAAGTGGCGGCTCCAGCCCTGATCGGATCTTCCCAACTCACGGCGCTGACATCCACGCTTGAGACTCTCCGCACGACGGCACTGACTTCCAGTTACCTCACTACCAACTGGCCCTCCTCGAGCGCTGCCCTCTTTGCAGGAGTCTGGATCAACGAGACCAAGATGAGCCAGCACGATCACGGATGGGTTTCTGAGATCACAGCCACCATTGGAGTCAGCGAGTGATTTGACATCGCAGAAATCTGTATATGGCCGCAACCATCGGAATCACCACCCTGACCTCCCTCATCACGACACCCACCGGGTGTGTGCTTCAAGAGGCCTCCAAGGAAATCTCTAAGAAAGTCGTTACCGTGAAATCGGCGGTCGGGATCACGGTTCAAGCCGCGCTGCTTCCGATGACCGAGACCAAGATCTCCTTGAAATACAAAGGAGTAGCCGGTCTCTCCCTTGCCGCCGCCAACGCCACCATCACTTCTGGAACCGCCGTGGTGACCGGAGTCTCGGTGGAAGAATCCAACAGCGACTACCCAGATACGACGCTTGACGTCATGGCTTGGAGCTAAATTTTATGTCCGCCGTCACCGCCACCCTCGGGATCAACTCGTTCACCTCCGGCACGGTCACCAAGGTCTCGACCTCCTCCAAGGTCACGACCAAGGTGCTCACCGATTATTCGGGCGCATTTTCCGCCGCCGCCGCCTTTGATCCCCTCTATGAGGCAACGGTGGAGGGATCCGGCACTTATCCCAGCATTGCGCTGGGGGTCATCTCCGCCAACATCCCGAGCACGATCTCCGGGGGCGTCATCCTTTGTGATTCCTACACCCAGACCGAAAAGAACGACGAGTTCCAGAACTGGAAATACACCATCAAGGGATTCCCTTCGGCAACCTAGCCTGACCGCTTTCACAGTTTAATATGATTGAAACCAATAAAAAATTCTCCGTGGTCAGTGACCACGAGGCACCGCTGAAAAGCGCCAACACTCATCTGATTGCCGCCGCCTGCACATCCGGCGGTATGCTCTATAAGGACGGATACCTGGACACGATCGGCCAAGGCCACGACGGCAAGCCCTGTCGGACGGTCGTCTGGCTGATGGAAGAGAAAGAGATCACCTTTTCGGCAACACAAAAAGAAACAATTTCCACTCAGGAGTTCATCCGCCGCTGGCACGATCGGGAATGGTGCGCAGCCAATCCGGATCACCCGATTGTTTTCATGCGGTATTATCAAGCGACTTTGACCCAGCTGCGTGAGGCCATTCGCAACGAGACCCCGACGCTTGTAGTGAAAAAGGGGGGCCGCGCGGCCTACATCCCCGGCAACGCAACCGAGGCAGAGAAATCAGCCCTACTTTCCAAACTATGAATGAAGAACTCTCTTTGAACGAACGCCTCTTTGAGTCTGAGCCGGTGATTTCCGGTCGGAAGGTGCGTCCTTGGAACCATGCCGTGAAACTCAAGCTGGCACGGATCTACAAATGGATCTCGGATCTGGATCAAACCACCCAGCAGGAAGAGCTGCTTTATGCTTTTTTGTATTTGATCGCGGCACCCATTGAACGGGTCGCACTCAATACGCTTAACAAAAAAGCCTACTTTATCGACAAGGACGAGTTCATCGGCTGCTTGAGCGATGAGGAAGTAGTGCTTGGAGGGAAATGGTTCCTGAATGTTTCCTCTCTTGAGAAAGAGACAACGGTCGAAGTGACGGAAAAGCCGGGGGCTTCCAACGGGGAAACACCCCCCCCAAACTTGTAGAGCCTCCCTCGCTTGCCACGTTGATCTTCACGTTGGCCAAGGAGGGGGGCTTCACGGAAGCGCAGATCATGGACTTTGAGACCGGCATTCCGGTTTATCGGGTCAATGCCTACTACCATGCGGCCTTGCGATCGCATGACATCTGGACCTGCACACCCTCGGCCCCGGCAGAGCATCAGATTGAAGAGCTCATGGCCTTCCTTGACAACGCGACTGAAGAAGAATGAGCAAGAACGGCATGACCATCGACACCAGCAACTTCAACCGGATGATTCGGGAGCTCTCCCGATTGTCTGGCGTCGATGTGAAAAAAGTGTTGGAAGCCGAAGTGGCCGGAGTTCTTGTCCAATCGAGAAAAAAAACCATCCAAGCATCTGCTAAAGCGATTCGGGTCTATTATACCTCAGAGACAACAGCATCTGGGAGACGTCGGTTTATTACGTTCAACAGCAAGATTTACTGCCTCACCAATCATTTCGGGGACAACCTTTGGAACCAGATTGTGGCCTTTCGCAGGGGGCAAATGAAAACAGCTCTTGAGCGCAGGGGACTTTCCAGAGCGGGTTGGTCAAGGATCGGACGGATGATTGATATTCCAAATTCTTATCTGCCAGAAACTAAGAAATCTTTTGAAAAAAACTTATCAAACTTTGTTTCAGGAACTCGCAGTTTGATGGGAGGGAAAATGGTGATTTCCATCAATTACGGATTACGGGCTGGCATTCAAGGGGCGGGAGCAGATCGGGCTTTTGAAAACGCAATCAATGGGCGTGTTAAATTTTTTGCAATGAACCTTAGAAAGGACGTTTTCAAAAAGGTCTCCACGATCGCAAAGAAATATCCCGGCATCCAAGTCCGAGGTATTTAATTGACATTCTCCCACTGACTTATGGCCTCTTCAAAAGAATCCTTGTTTGCGGTGTTCGGGATGGACATCGCTCCGCTATTGCAAAGCCTTAAACGGGCAACCAACAGCGTCCAGGAGGCCACGACCAAGATGGGCAAAGAGTCGTTTGGATCTCTCCTGGCACCGATCGCCTCGGTGGCCGCAGCGGTGGGTTCGGTGGCCGCCATCATGGAAGGGATGAAAGGAGCCTTGGAGCTCGGGGCTCAAATGCAACAAGCCGCCCAGCAGACCGGAATCGCGGCTGGGAATTTCTACATGCTTCGACTGGCCGCCAAGGATGTCGGCCTCGAGGTCGACAAGCTGCCGGGAGCCATTGGAAAGATGCAGGCTGTGCTAGCGGCTTCGGTCAATGGAGGGGGTCAGTCCGCGCTTTTGAAGCGCATGGGGTTGGATCCCAAGCAACTTGCGGAAGCCAACCCTGATGACGCCTTCCGCAAAATCGGATCGGCCATTGATTCCATCGAGAATCGAGCCCAGAGAGCCGGTGCTGCCAGAGCACTCTTTGGTAAGTCAGGAACAGAATATCTCCGACTCTTTGCGGATCCGGAGTTTAAGAACTCGGGAAAACTTTCCAATGCGGCGCAAGTCATCAATGAAAATGCCGCCCTCTTTGAAAAGATTGGGGACGATCTGGAACATGTTTGGGATCGATTAAAGGAAATCTTTGTCGGACTGGATCAACAGTTGTTTCCATCGATTGATTCCGCGCTCAAGCGACTGGAAGGGGTGGATTTTACCAAATGGGGTCAGAATATCGGCAATATCATTGCAGGATTTTTTAGCGATTTTAATAACCGCATTCAAATTCTGGGAGCCCTCCTAAAGGAAACCTTCTTGGGAGTGATCTTGCCATTCATGATGCCGTTTGCGGCCCTTCTCAAAGATTCTGCCATCGTGTTTGGACGTGCGATCAAAGAGGCGTTATTGGAACCTCCCGCTTGGATCAAATGGACCATGGATCATGCCAAAACGGGATCCGCTTTGGTTTCATTGATCTCGGATCCTTTGCGGAGCAGTCCTTTCTCAAAAGGGTTGGATTCCTTGGGCTCACCAAATGGCAAGACCGGCCCTGATTTTCTGGGAGATATGAAAAAGGCCTTGGATGACTCCTATTCCTCCAACAGTGGCCACCGGGACAAGATGGACGAACTGTTCAAGAAACTCTCTGCACCATCCAGCATGCTGGAAGATTTCAATCGGAATGCCAGGGACAAGGCCAATTCAGAATCCGAACGTAATGGCATCTCGCCTATCACCGGAGATCTGGGACTTGGAGGAAAAGGATTTGGCATGATTGCCGATTCCTTGGCCCGTGTCGGCGGAGGAGGAAATGCCCAACTTGGAGCAGAAAACCCCATTGTGACCGAACAAAGGAAATCCAATTCGATCCTGCAAAAAATCTTGGATGTTCAAAGGAACAACCGGTTGCCAGCCAACAACCTACCAACCGGCCAATTTGCCTTTGCCGTTTAATCTAACCACCCCTCAATAAATCTTCACGATCATGGCCACCACGACTTCCACCACGACCACTTTTGACGCCCGATTGGGCACCTACATCACGACCACAGTCGCCCAAGACATCAACTCGCAGCCGGTTCCCTCCGATGCAGCGGCGTTTGAAATCACGACCGGATATGCGGATGGGGTTTACACGACGACCTGGAAGACCGAACGAACGACAAATCCCTCCGGATTCCCACTACTCCCGACAACCTCCACTTACAATTATGAGGTTCATACCTCGGTAAGCACGGAACCGCTGGTGACCCATTCTTATTTCAGTTCGGGCGGCAAATGGGAGCTTTCACCAACGGATCTGCAAGCCATTAAGCTCGCGGAATCTGATCCTAGCAATTTAATCAGCGGATGGGTGACCTTATCCACGGCCACAAGTTCTTCGGTCAATCTCAAGAAATACGCGGGGCTCGTGGCCTCCGGTCAGGATTCCTATTTGAACCCATCGGTAACCTTGACCATCACGGATGATGAATCCTCGCTTCCCTCGATTGCCGACATCGGGCACATCGCCACAGGACTGACCAATGCGCCCACCCTCCCCTCGGGGGGGAATTGGCTTTTTACCGGAATGAATGCCGCCGCCCTTTCCAATGGGAAGTGGAGGATCTCCAAGGAATACCGAGCCAGTGGTCAGAAGGGTTGGAATAACCTGATTTATTCCGCCTGATGAAACGCATCCCCCGGATGAGTTCGGCAGGCATGTTGACCCCGCAGTCATGGGAAATGGTGGCGCAAGTGATTGATGCCAACTTTAGGGAATGCCAGTTGCAACCGGGCAAAGGGGTGACGATTTCATCGGGATCGGGAGGTCAAAGCGTCTCGGTAAAACCTTCTCCCGTCCAAGCGGGTAATAGTTCCGTTTCCCCCTTCGATTTTATCGGGGTCACTTCGACCACCTGCCAATTTCAGCCAGGGACGATTGCGGGACTGATCCCGACCAACATGTTTGCCACGCTGACCTTTTCCTCCGCGACCAGTTACTTGCTGGCGACCTGCACGACCTCCGGTCAAAAGGTCACAGCTGCCACGCTCTCGATTGACTCCAGCGTTCCCTCCTTGCCGATCCCTACGGTCGGAGCCGCACCCGGCACCCTCTATATTGTCCTGGGGACGTTTGTCTCATCCTCCTTTACGAACTTTTGGGGCCAGTCCATCGCATGCTCTCCCAAGGAAGTCATGAGGGTTCCTAAATCCTCTCCCACGGCATTTGAGCTTCCCTTCACGTCGTATTGGGACTGGTCGGTTTATTGATTCCATCTTGCCTCCGTGCCGATATGACACCTCAAGCCTCGGTCACGTTCACGGTTGCAAATTCGAACACGTATCTGAACGATTTTATCTATCAAAAGACTTGGAAACGTTCCGGAACGGGATTTGGTCTTACGACCAATTCTACGGTTAAGGTCGCCCCAGAAGTTTTTTATGATGGAACCTATTTTACGACCTACCGATCTGACTCCTCGGGAAGTTGGACGCAATCTTACACCCGCAACTACCTGACCAACTCCTCCAAGGCTCCCTCCTACACGATCACTTCGAGCGAGGCGTCCACGTCGTCATTTAATAGCCCTTGCACTTATTATTGGTATTCCAACGGGGGAGCTGATGGCACCGGAGCCATGGCTCTCTCTTCAAGCAATGCCCAGGGAGAGTACGGAGTCTACAAAGCTGAAATTTTTTCTCCTTTCTACGCAGATTCGGGATCGAGCAGTTCGACGGGCAACTATTCGGCTTCCGGGGAAAGTTATACCGATTATCAGACGGAGCATTGGTCCAACGGTTTTGATTCAGAAGGCAATATTACTTATTCCGGATCTTCGACTTCTTGGACCTTTTCAACTTCTCGCACCATTGCCACCACGATTGATTCGGCAATCCGGGCAACGGCAGCCTACACTACGACCTGGACCACAGCGGCTTCCAATACCTCCTTCACGGTCACTTCCTATGATACCTTCACGACGGCGACCACGAACGCATGGGGATCCGCCTCTTCCTTGTCCGCCTCGAGCACGACCGCACTTTCGGTGGGTACCTACACGGCCCTCTCCAGCTCTCAGGTCACCACTTATGTCTATGCGGGGATCTATCCTTTCGTGACCGGGACCCTTTGGAAAAAGCGGATTGATTCGTTTGCCGACACGGTGGTCTATGTCCCAAGCTCGGCGGTGGCCTACGCCTTCACCACCACGGGGAATAATGTGGTCAAGGCAGTTGCCACCACCTTTGGCTCTTCTTTGATTCAAAGCTCCTTCTCGGTCTCGATGGTGATGACCGGTTTTTCAGCAGTCAGTTCTCCGATCACCTATTCCCAGCAAACGGGAGGTCTGGTCGTTTCCTATTTAATCTCTAGTTCCCTGATCCAAGGTTTGACCCAGAGCGTCACTTATCCAACAGGCCTTGGGTTGAATGACGGCACGTCATCGCTGACCACCTCTTCCTATTCCGGAACCGCCTATACTTATTCAAGTTCCAACCCACATGTGGGACCTACCTATTCAGCAGACCTTTATCAGACAGGGCTTATCCCCTTTGTCTCCTCGCAAGTATTATCTTCTTTTGGGTCGGTCTATGTCGATTCCAACGGAATCAACCTAATATTTCCAATGACAGACACCATTGCTGTCGGATCGAATCTTTCCGCGACCGGAGTGGTCTTTGGGACACTGGGTTCGAGCAATGATTCCGTCAATGGCACCGGAGGAGAGACCTGCTTCCTCACCTCGGCCTCTTTTATCCCGGTTCCTGCCATCGGGGCCTCGATGCGGACAAATACCCCGACCATTGCCGTGACGACTCAGATCAAGGGAGCAGGAAGCAATCAATCCTTCCGAGCTCTTCCAGGACAAATGACCGGAGGATCCACGCCAGCACCCGCAGCCTACTTCACCGCTGCCATCCTTCCCTCTTGGCTGACGGTCTCCTCGGTCTTTTCTAAGGCGGGATTCTCCGATCTCGGCTATGAGAATGCTCCGCGCGTTTTTCCCTTCAGTGGGACCGGCAGCTATACCTCCAGCATCTCCACGATCACTTCCTCGATTTCAGGCAATACGCTCTTTGCCACCTCCCAATCGACCAACACTTTTTTGTCAGTTTTGAGTACCTCCTCCTTCACCATCACCAATACCATTACCGGCTCGACATCGATCCCCTTTGGCACTGCTGGAAGTGTGGTCAGTTTCTACGCCTCCTCGGTTACCAATTTGATCCCCGCCAACGTGACCGGCTATGTCACCCCCCCCGGCATCTTTAATGTCTACGATTCGGTCAGCTCGACTCGATTTGTTCAGAACAAAGCCGTCCTTCAAACCGGAGACGGCAATCAATCTTACTTTGAAAATATCAATGGATTCGTGGCTCGCAAGCCGATGAACTTCTTTACCTACGCCGGGGGCTATGCCGATTCCGCTAATTCCACGGTCAGCGTGATCCCCGCGGTGGCGACCCTGACGTACTCAATGGTTTCTTAGTGAGGAATCTTTGACATGCCTCGGATGTCAACGATCTCCATCATGCTTGTCATCACTGTCGCGGCGACGCGTTCTTATCTCCATGCCTGGCCTCAATGTGTCCGGGCCATCGCAGCCGCCGCAGGCCACCATGCCGAAGCCCATTTTGTTCTGGCAACCGATGAGTCTAAAGAGGGGAAAATGGCCGAGGAGATTGCCAAGAACGAACTCCCGGAGGGATGGAAGGTCACGGTCTTGCGTCTGCCGATCAAAGAGGACGAAAAAGACTACAAGGAGACCGCCCAGCTTCGGATCGCCGCCCTGCAAGGAGCCTGCTTCAGCTTTGCCCGCAAGATCCGCGCCACCCAGTGCCTCGTGGTTGAGAGCGACACGATCCTGCCGGCCCACGCCCTCCGTGTCCTAGAGTGGACGCTCCAGATGCCCAAGGCGGACGGATCTCCCTACTATCAGGTGGCTGCAGCCACCTATCCCAACGGACTCTTCCTTGGGGGGTTCGGATCGTATCAGCACCCGATTGCCGAAGATTTCCTGCCAGAAGAAAGGATTTTAGCCCCGAGGCTAAAACTTTCCTTAGAACAATGTGAGTCTAGGCTAAAATCCTGCACCGATCAAAAGATCGGGGAACGCGAGATGAAGCGACTCCATCGACTCCGGGAAAGGATCAAGCAAAAGCCCCCGACAGGGAATGTCTTTGAGCTCAATGCCAAAGGATACCGACGCCGGGGATGGATGGACTTCGCTTATCCTGGCATTGGTCTGGGAGCCGTCGTTCCAACCGAGTGGTGTGGGCTAGGCTGCACGCTCCTTTCCAAGGAAGCCCTCCTCCATGCCGATTTTACCGGCTATGATGGTCGTGGAACTCAGGATCTCTTCCTTTGCTGGCAACGCTGGCACCCAGCCGGGATGAATCTGGCGATCGTCCCCCATGTCGCCTGCGACCATATCAAGCGCAAACCCAAAGACTCCCCGGCCACCGACCCAGAGATTGTCCACTACCGGGCGTATCATGAGCAGGATGGGGAATGCAAAGGCCACCTGCGCCAGCGTGCTCAGCCTTTTATTTCTGTCTAAGCCTGTTTGACATCCGCTTTTTCACATGGATCTATTCTGCAATGTCGATTCGGGGGTTTTTCAAACGTCGATCACAAATCAACAGCCCATTCAGTTTCTGACTTTCAAGCGCCGCGACACGGTGAACCTGAATCTCTATTTTGTAAAAAATGGAGCAAGCTACGACGCCGGTGAAATTTCCGCTGGTCTCACAAGTTTTTCGCTCGCCTTGAAAAGTGACGGGGATTATGCCTCCGCTTTTTTGGCCTATGCAGCAAACTATTCAAGTTACAACGACAACGGATCTGGAACCTACTTTTATACGTTCAATCTAAACTTGAACACTTCTGAACTTTATTCGCTTTTCACGGCAAATTCTGACGCTGGTTCCCTTTCTGCCATGCTGGAATTTCAATGGGTGAAGGACTCCGATAATTCCGTCTATTCTTCCCAGACCCTGCCGGTCATTGTTCAAAACGATGTGATCCGAGGGGATGAACCGGTGATTGCCCTTGCAAATCCAAGCTATCCGGATGCGGCTTCTGTCTTTAGTTACGGCGCTTTTGCAAGCGCATCAGCTTTTCCAGCAACCGGAGTTGTAAATAAGATCTATCAGACCCAAGACACAAATTTCCTCTATACCTGGACAGGGTTTTCTTATGCACGGATTCAGTCTACGATCCTGACCGGCACTTCGGCTCCTGTTTCGACACTTGGGTTATCGGGCGATCTCTTTTATGATTCAGTGGCTTACAACCTTTATCAAAAGGGATCAACCAGTTGGACTCTGCTTGGAAACTTGAAAGGATCCACGGGGGAGTCGGGAGCCACTGGCCCCACAGGCCCCGCTGGAGCTACTGGGGCCGCTGGAGTCTTTGGCATTGCCGATTCAGATTTGCAAGGTTACTTTGATCGCGCTGGAGGTCAGTCGAAGTTCACGCCAACCGAGATTAATGCTCTTGTTTTGTTGGTAAGGGATTTGAAAAATACGGGTCTTTGGAGGAAGCTGATTGCTTTTTATCCGTTTGCGGGTAGGGCAGCAATCCCCGCTGCTCAAAATCTTATCTCTTCGGCCTACCCGTTGACTTTTAATGGGTCATGGCAATTTGCCTCCTGGGGAGCAAGAAATTCTGGAAGGGGAGCTTATGCTGATACTGGTTTTTATCCAGTCACAGGGTTTCTTATGACGCAAGCTGGGCAGTATGGCATTCCAGCTTCACCAAATGTTAGCTTCCGATCTGGAAGTTTTGGTTGCCACCTTCTGCAAAATTACTCTACGTTTCAAGTAATTCCACAAGAATTTTATCAAAACCCAACAGGTGTTTATGGATATTGCACAAATGGTTCTTCAACAATCACTTGTTCAGCTTTACTTTGGGCGTTAACAGCCGGCGCATCAGTTACGGGTTCTGGAATACCTTATGGAACGACAGTCTCTGCGGCTTCTTCTGGGGCAACTTCAATAACACTTTCAGCCGCTTACACGGGGGCCACTGGCTATCAAAATTTAACCATTCAATCGGCGGCTGTTGGAGCTTCTACGAATGTGGGCCTTCAGGCAAACAATCCCGCTGGAACCGTTGTTGCAAATTTCCCTGCATATTCGGGTTATGGGACGGGGACTTGCACCAATGCGGCAGGAACTTTTATTTGTTCCTTCAAAAATTCTGCTTGGACAGATTCCACGGCAATCACAAACCCCGACATCGATTCAATTATTTGGCAAGGAACTCCTTCTGGAATCACATCAGTTTATTCCAAGTTGAATCAGAATGTGGGATATGCCTCTGGAAATAATTTCTACACCTATTCTGGTTCTGTCTTGATCGGCGGTCAGTATTACCCAACTGCGGGAACCGTCACTTACAATGGGGTAGTTTACCCAATTCAAGCAACCACTCAGAATATTATTGATACATCATATTCTCAAAATATGGGTAATACTGATAAGCCATTCAATTGCGCTTTTCTTGGATATGGATTGTCCCAAAACGATGCGGCATTGTTAAACACGATAATGTTTAACTTTCAAACCAATCGTGCTGTGAATTTATCTTCTAGAACGATTGTAACTCAAGGCGATAGTATCATGTCTGCTTATTTAAGTCGTTATTCAAATAATGGAATTCCCGGAACGGGATTTGGTGCTGTTGGGGAATTATTATTTAATCAACCCTTCAGCGAATTAACACCGACCAATTTGTTGACTTACGCGGTTGGGGGGACTCAAACCATTTCCATGTTGAATTATTACCCCTATACGGCTGGTAATGTTCAATTAACGGCAACTTGCACAAATGGTTCTGCAACAATAAGCGTGAGTGCGTTACCAACCGCGCTTTATGCAAAAACTCTTGTAACGGATGGTTCTGGATACTCTTCAACGGTTGCAACATCGGTTTATTCGGGAGCAACATCAGTAACATTGTCAACTGCTTACACTGGAACCACGGGTAGCAAAACTCTTACTTTTACATCTCCGGGATATGGTGCTGGAAATACCTTTATTGTATGGGCTGGAACAAACAATCTTGGACAACAGTTAGACTATAATGGATCGCAAACTACGGCAAATTCCACCGCTGACACAGCTTATTCAAACCTTCAAAACATTTGGGCCTTAGCCCGCAGGGATGGGTATTGGACAGTGGCTTTTACGGTTTTGAAACGCAGTGACTTTCCCGCAGGAACCACTCAAGACAACGCAAGGATACGACTCAATAACAATATCAAAGCCTCGGTTGGAACTTATGTGGATCAAGTCATTGATGTCGAAAGTGTTTTTT